TTTTAAATTTCAATTTTTTTTATTAAAAATAAATTATATACAATGTCAAGTGAAATTAATTATATTTTCACATAATAATATATAATAATGAAATAATTGTGTGACAATAAAAATTAAAAATAAATTAATTCTACATTTAATTTGAAATATAATTAAAAAAAAATTTATTTTGATATTATCATTGTTGAAAATTAATTTATTCAATCATTTTTCTTTTTGTATAAATATATTTTTATAAATACAATTTTACTTATGATAAAAATTTAAAAATATTAATCATAACACATTATTTCAACAAGGTTTTGAATATATTTTTTAACTTTATTTATGTCTTCTTTCCATTCAGTCAAATTCATATAATTTGTAGAGTCCGGAATTGTAGATGTTGGAATAAAATCCAATAGTGATTCATCAAAATATTCTAACCATCTCCAAAGTATTTGAAGTATACACAATCTTTCATTAAAACTTCACTATATGTAATGTCTTGTTTTGATGCAAAAGGATTAAATGAATATAATATTTGTTCAAATGTGGAATTTATTAGATTATTTTTTAAATAATTTATCATGTGAATTTGTGCAGTCCAATCTTGATTTGTATTGATAGCTATTTCACTTAACATTATATATACACTATGGGAACTATTAAAATGCTTATTTTCCAATGAATCTAAAACTCTTACATATCTTGTTCCTTGATAATCTAATCCTAAACTCATTTATAAATCAAAAATTAAAAAATAAAAATTACAAGTTAACGTTTACTGTTTTATGAGTTTTGTTAATTAAATCCCAGTTAAAATATATTTCAATTTTTTATATGTTAATTTATTTTTTCTATATTTTTTGAAATTTATAACACATACACACTTTGCCAGCCTATCAGCAAATGCCAACCCAGTTTAACAAATTATAACAAAGTTGGTTAAATAAACTATATACATAAAATATTTATTTCATTTGTTGGTATATTCATTGGATAAATATGCATTTATTAATTTTATATAATCATCATATTCATCAAAATATTTTTTAATCTTATAAAATATATCAGATATATCTTTATTTTTATTTATATATAAATTTGTATCATATAATTCATTTTTTAATTGGTCTTTTAATAATAATATACCTAATTCATAATCATATATTCTTATTGATTTAGATATATTCATATCACTTATTAACATATCATCTTTTTCATTATATCTTATCAAACTCATAATCATTTTTATTTGGTTATTATAATAATATTTTATTTCATCAGATTCTATTTCTACTAAAAAACCAATTTTTCTTATTTGAGTTGAATAATTTTTAATTAAATTTAATGTATCTTCTTTTTTATTTATAATTTTTTTTTCCTTTCTTTCACATAATTTATACGTTGGTATATATTTTCTCCTTAATCCAAAATATGTGTTAATATGATTATAAATTAACTTTATGTTAATTAAAAATAATTTAAAATATTCTTCCAATGATCTTGTTTCTTCTATTTTTTTAAATTCTTTTTTTACTAGTGATATATCATTAAAAAATTTATTTTTAACTTGAATATTAAATAAATTTAATTTTAATATTTCATAATAACAATTAACAGTAACCAAATTTATTTTTTTAATTAATTTACTTCTTGGATATCTATCTATCCGCCTAACAATTTCTTCATCATCTTTAGCAACATCAACAATTACATATTTTTTTCCATACACATTTAAAATTTCGCTTTCCATACAATATATCCATCCAGTATAATCATTTTTTAATCTAGATGTAATTTCACTATAATTTACATTTGAAATTTTAGAATCTTTATTAAAATATAATATTTTTGAAATCATAATACTATAATAATATATTAACTTTTTTTTATCTAAAAAAAATATTTATAATATTCATCACACACTTATAAAACTATCTTGAGTTTTACCACATTTTATTTTTTTAATTGAATAACAATAATCATAATTTGATTTTATTTGTTCTAAATGTGAAACTGTTATACACCATTTAAAATATTTTCGTATTGTATCAAATAAATTTTCCATTTTAGGTAAATTATTTTGTGACGAAGAAGTAAAACCTTCATCTATAATTAAAAAATTACTACGAGTATATTCATTTAATTTACAAAATGCTATTCTCAAAGCTAAATTTGCTGAAAATTTTTCATATCCTGATAATACTTTCGCATCAATTATTTCATCATCTTTCATCTTATAAATTTCCAATCCTTCTACACTTAAATCAAATTTTAAAGTAAAATCTGTTAAATCTTTTAATATATTGTTAATTATTGATTCTAAATTATTTATTATCATATTAATTTTTTTATCTAATATTTTATCAATTATAAATAAATTATGTATTCGTTCATAATTATCTTTTTCTAAAATTTGTTTATCTAAATCTTTTTGTTTTTCCTCATTCATTTTAAAATCATTTTCTAATAATATTTTTTCTTTTTCTAATTTTTTTATATCTTGTTCAAAGTTATTCTTTTTTGTTAAATTTATCTTTTTATCAATTATATTTTTTTTTAATTCATGAATTTTATCGTAATTTTCATCATATTTATTTTTTAAAGAATTTAACTTTTCTAATTCTATTTCACATTTATTCTTTTCATCAAGATTGTATTTAATAATTTTTAAATTAGCTATCATATTTTTAAAAGTATTATTTTTTTCATTGTATATTATTTCCATTTGTTCAATTCTTTTTATTATTATATTGTTATCAGTTATTTGTTTTTTGGTTTCCTCGTGTATTTTTACCATTTCATCATTACTTATAATTTCTTTATTTAAATTACTAATTATTTCATCAAATTTAATTATTTTTTCATTCAATTGTAAAATTTTATCGTATTTTTTAATTGTTTTTTCCACATTCATATTTTTAATTATATATTCATTCAATTCATTTATTTTACCCATATAATTTATATCATTGTGAATTTTTTTATTATGATTGCATTCTACACATTTTAAATTAAACTTATGTTCTAATAAAAATTTACTTTCATTTTTATATTCTTCTAATATTTTTTTAGAAGTTTCATATTCTACTAAAACTTTTTTTAAAATTTTTAATTCCTTATTTATTTCATCTATGGATTTTTTTCCTAAAGTATCTATTAATAAATTTAATTCATATTCCAATATATTTTTTTCTCTATTTAAATTTTCTATCTTATTTTTATTTTCAGATATTATTTTTATTTTTTTATCAATATCATTAATTTCTTGTATTTTTACCAATTTATTTCTTTCTTGACTAATCATATTTTGTTCTTTTACCAATTCTTCTCTCATTTCATCTATTTTTTTTGATAAATCATTTGGTTCATAATTATATTTCAATAATTCTTCATTAATTAATTTTATTTTATTTATTATTATGTCTTTTTGATTGTCTAAATCTTTTATTTCTATTGTTTCACCAAGAATTTCTTGAATTTTTTTTTCACTAAAATATTGTTCATCTAACACTAATTTTAATTTTTCTAAATCTTGTTCATTTATTTTTATTTTTTCATTTAGTTCGTTAATTTTATTATTTTTTTCTATTCTTATTTCATCTGTCATTAATTTTTTCTTTTCTCTTGTTATATCTGTTTTAATACTTGTTAATATTTTTGTTAATTCACAATAAAAATCATCAATTGGTTTTATCCCAAAAATACTAAAAATTATTTTTTTTCTTTCTTTTGCAGACTTGTTTATAAATGTTTCTCCATCTTGCAATAATATATTATTTTCTGTTAAATCTTTGTAAGAACCAAAAATTTCCACAATTAGTTGTTTAGTTTCTCCTTTATCACTACCATGAATCAATATTATTTTTTTTTCTTCTACCAATTTATCTTTCATAGCTAAATTATAATTAATTCCCATTATTTCTTTTTCATATTCTTTTGGAATTTTTAAAAAATGCAATAAATCTTCAGTGTTAACATGTGTTTTATTTTTAGCATTTATTCTTCTATATATTAAATATAATTCATCATTTACCCTAAAAAATAAACGTACCCAACCAAAATTTTTAAATCTATTTATAACTTTTGTTAAAGATTTACTTGTTTCTTGATATAAACAATATATAAGTGCATCTATAATTGATGATTTGCCATAACCATTATCTCCATTAATACCTACTATTTTATTTAATTTTGAAAAATCGATTTTATTATTTTTTCCATAACAAAATAAATCATCAAACTCCATACTTATAAGTTCTATTTTTTTTGTATTTATTTCATTATTTAATGAAAATTTTTTTATAATTTCTTCTGATTTTTTATTCATTATTTTTTTTTGTTCTTCTGTATATGATGTTTTTTCTATATATTTATTCATAAAATCACTTATTTTTTCAAATATTATTTTTTCATTTTTCCTTTCTGTTAACATCTGTTCTATTTTAACCCTATCAAATAATGTCATACTTTTTATATTTGGATATCTTTTTTTTAATCTTTCTTCTAATGAATAAATATCCTTTACAATGTCATTATCATATTCTATACGGGCTGTTATGTATTTATAATCATTCAAATTTATATTTTCTTCTGGAATTATTTTCTCATTATTGTCCAACACACATTTACAAATACAATAATCATTTGGAATTTCCACAAATTTACCCTCTAAAAAATTTAAATCCCATATAATTAAACCGTGTGATTTTACTGTTTCACCTACATGTTTTTGAACCAATGATGATGAATATGCTATTCGCTTTTTCTCATCTAAAAATTGATGTTTATGAATATCACCCAATAATACTATATCATACTCATTAAAATCAGTTGTTCTAAAAGAACTTTCACCTTCTGTTACATTATATTTTAAATCAGTTTTAGCTCCATATACTTTTCCATGAAATAATCCCACATACAATTCATTTGATTTTTTATCAGGAATTTTTGTTATTTGTTTTGAAAACATTGTTGTTAAACCAAAATTTATTCCTTTTATTTTATAAATTTTATTCTCGTTCAAATAATGAATATTTTTCAATAAATTTTTATCTAACTCTTCTGATAAAGTTAACATACTTTCAATTGTAGATTCTAATGTTTCATTTATCATTGATAAATCATGATTTCCATTTATTAGTATTACATCGCCATATTTTGATAATTTGCCAATAAATTTCGAAACAAATTTTAATGTATTTGTTTTAAATATTATTTTGTTATCATACAAATCACCCGCTATTACTATGATTTTTTCTCTAGAATCATTTTCTAATAATTTATAAATTTTATCAAATATTTGTTGATATTCATCATAACGTTCTTTTTTATTTTGAATATGAATATCAGCCATATGATATATTACTAGTTGTAATTTAAAAATTTTATTATTTTCCAAATATATTTCTTTTTCCTTTAGATTAAGCTCTTTTTCTATCCTATCCAATTCCTCCTCAACCCTCATTATCTTTTCCATATTCATTTTTATTAATTATTATACATATATACTTAATTTTGTTTTACAGCGGGGACACTTTTAAATGACACGATTTTTGTTGTATAATTACACTCACCGCCTTATTAATGTAAAATGTCCCGATTATCACTGTAAAAATTTGGTTATACTCCATCAAGAATTAGCAATTGTTAATTAAAGTTTTACATGGAGATGAATTTGTTTCTAACTCTTTCCGAGTATAGGCTTCTGGTCTTGAACCAGTATTTTTTATGTGTTCAACTATATATAACATATTTTGAACAGCATTTTTATCTCTATTATGAATAATTTTACATAAAGGTATTTGGTTTAATTCTCCCTCAGGATTGGAAACTGTATGTTTCAATAAACCATTTACCAATATATTTTTATTCTTTTTCTTATCTTTTGGTTTGTTTGATGCTCTTGTTAAAAATTTGTCTAATTCTTGATGACAACAATTACATAGTTTGGATGTTCTAAATTCATTAATTAAAAAAACTTTATAACCAGCATTTTTAAATATTCTTCTAAACTTTTTACAAATACTTGGCTCTAAACCTTTCATATTATTCTGTCCTTTATCATGGTCACCAAATACTATAATTACTTTGTCAGGTGTTCCAAATTTATTCTTAAAATTATCAATCATTTTTGCCTCTGATTTCTGTGTGTTTATAAATCTATTTAATTTAAACTTTCTAAAAAATTCTTGTTGATAATGTTCGTATAATATCTTATTAACCTTATTTTTTTCTGTTATATATGTCCTAAATTCATTATAATTAACTGTTTTACTATTTAATACACTTAATATGGATTCAATTTGTTTAATTGTTTGATTATTAATTTTTGTTTCGCTATTAACTTTTTCAGTAATTTTCATATATTTTTTAGTTCTGGTTTCTAATCTTCTTTGATTTTGTGTATATCTAAATGTTTCTAAATTACCTTTTTCATCTTTTGAACCACAATATATTAAATCTCCACCATCATTTGGGTCTATTGTAATAATTTTCATTTTCTTTTGTTCTTCAGTTAATTCAGCTTTTTCAATGTATTCACAATCAATTTGTTCTTTATATTTTTTTCCTTTTTGTTTTTTAACAGGAATACCTTTATCATCTACTCTTATAAATAAAATACTAATTGAAACTCCATCTGTCTTAATCATATAGTTAAATTGATATTTATTCTTCTTAAATACTTTTTGATTAGTCCTAAAAAAATAATCCCATAATAATTGTTGATTATTACCTTGTTTATAATTATAATTATCAATATTATGAATATTACCATTAATATCTCTATTTTTATATTTTTGACTATTTTTTATATTTTCATCTTTAATTTTGTTTTCCTTATCATCATTTGTTTTTAATGATTTATCTAAAAAATTACTTATTAAACTACAACTATCTATACAAATGTTTTTAGGGCAGATATTAGTTCTTAATGGTATTACATTAAATAATCTTATTTGTTTTTTCCTTTTTTCTTCATCTTCTTCTTTTATACTTTCATTGTGTTTTTTTATATTATTATATACTTTTTCTAATTCACCACATATATAAAACATTGATTTCAAATAATCTTTAGTATTTGATTTTAAGTCATAATAAATACTATCTTCATCAAATTTTGTTTTATTTCCATATATTAATTTTTTTTGTTCTAAAATCCATTTATGATATTTTTGGTCTGATTCTAATTCTTTAAAACTTGTTAAATCTTTTTTTATTTTATTAATTTCTTGATTAAATTCTTTGTGTTTTTCATTTCTTATTTTTAAATCTTTATTATCTTTTGTTATTTGGTCTCTTGTTTCTTTAACATTTAAACTAATATTTATAAATTTATTAAGATGTTGAATAAAATGTTCAGATATATTAACATTAATATTTTTGACTATATCAATAGCTTCATAAGCTAATACATAATTTAATTTATCATAATAAATAATATCATCGTTAATCATTAATAATTTATAATGTTCAACATAAAATTTAGTTAATTGCTTTAATTGGTCAGGCATAGTCTTATCAGTATATCCCCCACTTCCACACTTTCTAACAGTTAGAACCATAAAAATATAACCAATAAAACCCTCGTCAATAATTGGAAAATCTTTATTATTATTGTAAAGATGTATTAAATAAAGTTTAAGAAATTGATAAGTATGAATAACAATTTTATTGACCTTAATAACAATATCATTAATAATATTTATGTGTGCTGGATAATTAATAACATTTATAATATTATCTTTATTAGTCTTCATATAGTCAAATTTGATAATATTATCTTCTTTTTTCTTTTTCTTAACTTTAGGTTTTGATTTTTTCATATATTATAATTATAGTTTAGAAAATAAATTTAATTTTAAATCATTTTATATTAATAAAATTAATAATTTATAAGTTTTATAAAAAATACTTTATATATTTAAAAAAAATTAAAATTTTATCTATATAAAAATTATACAAATGGAATTTAAAAAAGAAGAACATAAATTTTTTTGTGATAAATGTAATTATAAATGTAAATATGAATCACATTGGAAAAATCATTTAAATACAGAATTACATTTAACGGGTCAAAGAAAAA